TGTGCATTTGTAGTTACAGATGTAGGATATCCATACGTTCCTGCCGTACCATAATCATCGTGGTTTATAGTAACCGCTCCTGATGTTCCTCCTCCATTTAATGCAGTTCCTGCAATTACTTCAGATATGTCTCCCTGACCATCTAATGTAACCCAAGAAGTACCATTATAATAGTTTATACTATTAGTGGTTGAGTTATAAATAATTTGACCCTCGCCTAATGCAGAAGGGTTAGTTGCAAGAACTTGTAATAACGAGTTCTGTAATTGATTACCCTCTAAGGATATGTTGTCTAAGAATCTAAGTGCCATAGTTTTTTTTGTTAATTCATATATGCGTACCCCGAAAATGGAGCACTAAAGGTTATTGTTAATTGGTTTTCGTTAATATACTCTACTGATCCCACAACAGCAGTATTTCCTGAATCTACTACAGAAACAGATGGGAACTTGTTTAAATTATGAGTAACACTCCAATTTAAAGATGCTGTACTTTGAGTAAAAGTAAATGTTTTATCAGTATTGCTATTTATATCATAAAGCAATAAAGATATAAGATAATACTCTTCATCTTTTAATCCTCCATTACCTGACACATACTCAAGTACTATGTCATAAAAATTATTTTCATCTATATCTTGAGTTGAGCTAATCCATTTGTATACTGCCCATTTTGAAATGTCATTCGCATTAGTTACAAGCACAGTAGACCCAATTAACGGATTAGTGTAAAAAGTATAAACGTCTTTTGCAGGAATTGAATACCTACTCAACAACCAAGTAGTTATACTTGAAAATGGCACTTCATTTCCTATATTATTTTGAAAAGATATAGTACCACTTCTTCTAGGATGTAATGCATCTACAGTAGCTTGATATTGATATCTCAACGTTTGCGACTGTATGCTACCAGATTTATTTAAATAATCAGCAACTTTATCTACAGTAAAGTTTTTAGTAGCGTTTTTAAAGTTAGAATCGCTGCCGATCCACCTGTCAGAACCTACTATATTCTCGTCTATAGGATATGTACTTATTAATGCCACTAAATATATTTTTACTTATATGCAAATATAAAACTTTTATATTTACCTTTGCTGTGTGAGAAATAAACACACCATTATATACTTCGGAATTTATTGCATTATAACAACGGCTATAATAATAAATTTACTATTTGTTCGTAAAGAAAAAACAACACACCCATACACTATCCCTGAAGTAGTGCCAACAGATACTATATATAAAAGTATAGATAGCTTGGATTTACAAAGAGATACCATAGAAATATATTATGAAACAAAAACTGCTAATTATCATATCCTCCCTTCTTCTGAGCGTATCAACCTATTCGCAAGTCGTATTAATAGATAATAACGGGGATACTCTTGTAGCAATAACACTTGACCAAATGGACAAGATATATATCGAGCTAATACAAAAAGATAGCTTGATGGCACAAGCTCAAATAAGCCGTTCTAAGGAAGCTAAAATGTATGAGCTTATACAGGTTACCGAAAACAATCTAAAGTCGTGTCAGAAGGTCTTAAAGTACGTTGGAGATAGCAATGTCTACTTATTATCTGAAAACAAAAAGAAAGATAATAAAGTTAAAAGAAACAGAAAAATCGCTGCTTTCTCAATAATATTTGCTATTCTAGAAGGGTTAATTATTGTTGCTCTTTAATATTCCTCTGCGTATACATCAAAACAAGGACAAGCCTTATTAGCGTATTTATTATGAGGATATACTTGGTCAAAATCATACTTACCTTTAAGGTCAGATATTAACCATCTTAGTGCTTCTTTTTGCTCTAAGGTTCTTGTGTCTTTTGGAGTTTTACCATCTTCTTCAACTCCTCCTACATATGCAATTCCTATAGAATCTAAATTCTCCCCCTTGGTATGAGCTCCCGGCTTTTCTATCGGTCTACCCACTTCTACCGTACCGTTCAATGTTATAAGAAAATGATAACCAATGTCCGACCAATTTCTTTTAAGGTGCATAGCTCTAATGTCAGCTACTGTCTTATCCTCTCCTTCACGGGTGGCTGTGCAATGTATAATTGCCTTGTTTATTTTTCTCATTTTAATTCCTTCTTAATATCTTTAATTTGAGTAATTGATTCTTTTAGTTTTTCTATAAATGAATATCCTTTTAACGTCACCCAAGATTCATCCATAGATTTTATCTCATTACTAACAAGAACCAAAGATACTAATTTTGTAGCTAAAAATTCAAAATCTAAAACACTTTTTATTAATTCATTAAGAATAATTTGATCCAATAAGAATACGCCTATAACAACACTTAAATAACCTATTGTTTTAGGAACATATCCTTTCCTGAAATCTCTACTAGTAATTGCGTTACCTAACTTCTTAGCTTTCGCTATTCCGAACATTGTATCTAAAATTGTAGATAGACCTACCACAAGTAGCAATCCACCAACAGGCGTAAAAAATAAATAAAAACTACTCAATATGCTACTTATAGATATTTTCACAATTAGTTTATTGATATTATTATGCCTATCGTTAATCCCATAATCTTACCAAAGTGCAATTATTTCATCAGCCCCTGTGCTTGTTTCCCAAACTTTTAACACCTGCACAGGAAAAAACCCTACCGGAACATTTTTAAATATTACATCATCATTTCCCGCTGTAGTTACCCTAAGATCACCTGTAACGCCGACATACAATACACATCCGTTTTGCTCTGCTCCACCCGGAGCTGTAATATCACTTGTGTCCGAAGGAACAACAACCTTTGCTAAGTTAGCTTGTAATTTTTGATACGCCATAATCTTTTATTCTTCTTTTTTATCTTCAGGAAAAACTTCTTTTAAAGCCTGAATAATTGTTGCTGTGTCACTTAAACTGTAACATCCTTTTTGAACTGCTATATCTATAGCGTTTACTATTATTTGAATTTGTTCTTTCATTTTATTTATTTACCAAGGCAGTGCTTCATTTGTAGGGCTTACAGGTGGATTAATCTTACTATCAATCATTCCGCCAACCGAGGATTCATAATTAGCAACTAAATCTTCACCCAGTCCATCTTGTATCCAATTAATCACAATATCATTCGTTAAATCTGCATACGGCACAAATGTTGAACCTTCAGTTATTGTAAAATCTTGAGAATTAGATAAAGTAGCTGTATAAGTTTCACCTTCACTTACTTCTTCTCCGATAATATCGTAAACTGCAGTTACAACGTAATCTGTTTTTGTATCAGTATTTACTGTAAATAAATTACTTACTTTCCAAATATATTTTTTCATTCTACAAATATAATTATTTTATGCTAATAATACCTTTTCTACACTTCCATTAATAACTACTTCCCAATACTTACTACTTGTATTGGTTTGAGTAACTACCGATCCTGCATTATACGTAGTAGACCCTACTACAAATTGGTTATCTGCCGATGCTGTTGCTCCTCTACCCAATATAACAGAATGACTAAAATTGCCGCTATTTGTCAAATAACCTAACGCAGAGTTTCCCTGCCCCGTTGTATTAGTATTCAATGACTGCCCTCCAATTCCGACATTATAACTCGATGTTGTCACTTGTAATGCAGCTTGACCTATCCCAATATTATCATCTCCAATAACATTGGATTGCAAACAAGCACGACCAATTGCTACATTTGAATTACCGCTTTGAATTTTCCATCCTGCTGTATATCCTATGCCAATATTATGGAAAGATGCTACTACATCTTGTAATGCAAATTCACCTACAGCAACATTATTACTACCTGTAGTAAGGCTCTTTAAAGCTCTAAAACCTAAAGAAGTATTATATATACCTGATACATTTGAAAGTTGAGATTCAAAACCAATAGCTGTATTGTAAGTCCCTCCACCTTGAGACAATGCAGCTTTACCATAAGCTAATCTAGTATCATTTAAAGATGGTCCATTATACCATATAGATGCTCCATCGTCATTTAACAACCCATCTCCTATTACATTCGCTGATGTAAACTTAGATACTTTATTTGCAGTACCAGAACCTGTTACGTTATTTGGTATTGATATTGGAACAGACTCAGCAATATCTGCCATTGTAAAAATTCCTGTTGCACTATTAATTTGTGCCGAATTTTTTTCAACAACAGGGATACCTGTCGTATTCCCTATAAACTGCGTGTTACTTGGTACAATTGCCATAATCTTTTATTTTTTTACTTACTACAAATATAATATTTTTAAATTTTTCTTTGCCAGCCTGCTCTATTTATACATCCCTTGCCACTCTTTAAACTTCTAGAACATATGTTAGCTAATTTTTGTGCCATTCTTGTTCCCTTTTGAGCTTTTCGTTTTGCTTTACGCATTTGTCTTCTTCCGTATCCTCCTCCTTCTGTTTCCATTGGAGAGGTTGCTAGTGGTGTTGATTCTCTGTACATCATAATCTTATTTATCGTAAGGGAATATTCTATTTAGTGTATCTTTTCTTTCAGCACACCCACAAGACTTTCCTGTGGCTTTAGCTACCTTGTCTACAACTTTTTTTATTCCGGTTGCTTTTGTAATTTTTTCTATTGTATCTCCTAATCCTTTTGACTTCATTTGTTGCAAATATACTAATATTTTCCTCGTCTACTTTTTGGAGAAGATGCCGTTGATCCTCCCGGTCCTGCCCATAATTTTTTACAAGACCAATAACGTGCACTTAACTTATTTGTTGCTGTCCCACACTTATGTCTAGCCTTAAATGACTTGCGTGCAGCAGCAGAATAGTTATGACCATATCCCTTAGCACCAAAGTGAATTAACTTTTCCTTACCACCGGCACAAGCCTTAACCATTTTCTTTTTGCCTGCTCTATCGGACCTCATTACCCGATTGCATTTCATCTTACTTTTAGTTGCCATTATCGCTTTGTAAATCTTTTAGTTACTCTTCCTGCCTTAGTGTTAGCCACAACAGTCTTACCTTTTCTTCCTTCACTTTTCTTCTTACGAGCCGTGGTTGCTCTCTCAGCCTTAGTCATAGACTTAGCCTTAGCCAACGGCAAGCAACGGTCCGGGTTTTTCTTATCCTTGCTAGTACCACAAGCACCCTTTATCGAACCGTCAGTACCTATTCGTACCCATTTCTCGTCTCGCCATTTTTTTAACTCGCCCATTACTTTTTACTTTTCTTTGCGTAGTTAGGGTCTTTACAATATTTACTTGCAGCCATATTCGCATAGGCTGAAGGATAGGTATCAAAGGTTCGCTTTGCCCAAGCTATACCTGCTGAACATATCTTATTGCTTTTCTTTTTAGTTCTTTTTGCCATTATTTTTTATGACCACACTTGCTCATATAAGCACTATTCTTAATAGCTTTCTCGCTAGTCTGACCTGACCATTTCTCTACATTACTTCCGTTCTTAGCTATAGCTGCCGAAAAATATGGTTTTAATACTTTTTTCATTTTCCTTGTCCTTTATATATTTTTTTATAATTCTTAGAACCCTTGTTCTTCGAAGTTTTAGATTTAGCGTGAACTCCTTTACGCTTAACCTTTTTTTTATTACTATAAGAAGTTAATACTAATTTAGGCATTTCTTCTTCTTGGTCTTTGTGGAGCTGATCCTAACTTTGGTGTACTTCCAAATCCTCCTAGTCCTGATATCCCTGCAAATGGGGTTGCAGACTTGCGTCTTTTTGCAGCTTGGTTTTCTCCTCTATCTGTTATTTTATCCCAACGGTCCATAGCTTTGTTCTTAAAGTTTATTTTTTCGTAATCTTCTTTAGTTTTCTCAGAAGCACCTCGCATACTACCTTTCTCGTATGTCTTAGTTTTTACAGATCCTCTTTTTAGTTTTGATTTAGTCCCCATTTTTTAATATCTTTGTCTTGCAAATTTAATCAATTTTATTTTTATGCATAGAAAGCCTCCACCACACGACTACCTCAAATATTGGAAGGTAATACGATACTTTGTTAAAGCCAAATATAAAATAAATTCAGCAGATTTAGATATGATGCTATTCTTGTACTCGGAAAAGTATTTTGGTAAACATCAGTTTAATGAATTTGACGAGCTACTATCTTGGGATGTGAATAGATTCAGTAGATTACTTCGCGACGGATGGATTGGAGTTTTTCGGAAAAGAGAAGGTAATAAGAAGACATTGTACGAAGTGTCGTACAAAGGAAAGCGAATGATTTCCTCTATCTATAATAAGCTAAATGGTGAAGAAATCCCTATGGACAGAACAACTAACCCAATGTTCGCTAGGAACGTGAGTTACTCAGATAAAGTCTATAAGAATTTCATCACAGATATGAATAAATATATTAGAGAACAACGACAACATCCCTCTCGGTAATGATCGTGTAAGGATCGTTATGTATTAGCATAGTGAACCCGGCTCGCTTGTCGTAGTATATCTCATCAGACTCCTTAATTACCGTTACGTCACTACCGGGCTTAACAACTAAACCACGCTTATAACGCATCTCTTTAGCATCTTCTGCCGACAACAGCAACCCGGAAGAGGTTTTTATTTCCTCCTCGATTGTTTTAATAACTATGTATTTACCTATTGGCTTCATTTTTCTTCTATATTAAAAATTTCGTTAACAGTACTTGGATGATACCCGGCTGCTACACATAATGTAATTAACATTTCTTTAAGCTCTACTCCATCCACATCACTATGTTTTTTTTGTACTGACACCTTTGTGTCGTAATGTTCTATTGTTATTATAAATTGCTCATTCATTTCTCTTCGTAGCTTCGTGCCATTGTGATAATAGCGTTAGTGGATAGAATAGTTACCGCAACTGATACAGCATTCTGTAGTGCGTTCTTAGTTACCTTCAATGGGTCAATAACACCCATCTTATACATATCACCAAACTCACCTGTCTTAGCATTGTATCCATAATTTACATCATCTTCTTGAAACACTTCATCTACAATTTTATCTAAATCACCACCTGCGTTTCTTATAATCTGATTGAACGGTTCTTTTAGTGCGTTCTCCATTATCTTAATAGCATCCCAATTGTATGGTCTACTAATATCATCCAAATTATAAATCAAAGCTCCTATTTCCCACAACGCTAGTCCACCACCGGGTAATATACCTTCCTCAAGTGCTGAACGTACTGCACACACAGCATCATCAATCCTGTCATATAGTTCTTTCTGCTCAAGGTCTGTTTTACCACCTACATATATTACACCTATACCACCTGTTAGTGATGCGATGCGAGATAGTATAAACTCCTTGTCCTCTTTTTTATTTGTGTTCTTATGCTGCTCCCATAGCTGCTCAACCCTCTTGTCAATCACCTCGCTATGCGTGTCCTCATCCTTAATAATAATAGTTGACGTATCACCTGCAATAATCTTTGATGCGTGACCTAAATCAGCCATCGTAATAATACTCAGGTCATCACCTGTCTTCTCAGAGAAGTATGTCGCACCTACCGAGATCGCTATATCTTGCATCAACTCGTGCTGCTTGTAACCAAAATTAGGTGGCTGTACCACACAAACCTTTAAGTTATTCTTTACAACATTAGCTGCAAGCGTGTTTAGTACGTTGCTCGAACACGGTGCTATGATCAATAACTTCTTATTCTCCTGTATAATTGGTTTAAGTATGTTCTCTATGTTTAATATGTTTGCTATCTCAGAATCACTAACCAACACATATGTATCCTCTAAGATACACTCATCCTTTTTCTGATCATTAATGAACATAGGACTAGAGTACCCTCTATCCACTTTTATACCTCGTGTGGACTCATAATACGTCTCAGATGTCTGCGACCTATCTACGGTCACTATACCGTTCTCTCCGACTTCCTTGTATACCTCTGCGATTATCTTCCCTAACTCCGGGTCGTTGTTTGCAGAAATAGTTGCCACATCTTTGAGGTTTCTCTTTGTAACCTTCTTAGACCTACGTTCTAATTTCTTTACAACATCTTCTGTTATCCTCACCATATCCCTGAGTACCTCAGTCTTGTTGGCATCATCAATTAGCTCCATACCATTTAAAACCAAAGCTTCAGTCAACACAATAGCCGTAGTCGTTCCATCACCTGCTGACGATGCTGTTCTGTCAGATGCCTCTTTCATCATACGAACAGCTAAGTTCTCTACAGGATCAATTAAGCTAACTGCCTTAGCTACCGTGACACCATCCTTAGTTACCGTAATGCCGTGTGTGTGATGTGGTGATTCTATCAGTACAGTTTGACCTGACGGTCCTAATGTCGACTTAACTGCACTTGAAATGGTTTTGATACCATTGATGAGTTTGTCTCTTCCCTCCTTGCCGAACTTTAAGTTCTTCGGAGTGTATCCCGATTCATTCATATTAGATTTAATTATTTATGCAAATATAATTTTTTTTATCAAAATATAAAAGTGACGTTTTTTAGTTCCCCCTATAGTAGTAGTAGTAGTAGTAGTAGTAGTAGTATTTTTTTTATCAATTATTTTAAGGTTAAAATCGTCAAAATCGTCAAGGTACTTGTTAATCAGGTTTTTAGCCTCTAAAAATCGTCACAAAATCGTCAGAAAATCGTCAAAAATCGTCAAAA